CCGACAAATACCGGCCCCGCAGACGGTACGGAAACGGAGAGGATGCGATACGGCGACAAATCGAACTTTGCCGACACCAACGCGCGATACAGCGTCTCCGCCGTCTGTGCCGTTGTCTGTCGGTCTTCTCCGCGTAGGAGAAACTGAATACCGACCTCGTCAATCGCAAACTTTCCGTCGCTGAAGGTACCGGCGGTTGCAACCAACGCGCAACAGAGGGCCGTTGTCGCCGGTAGATAGTCAACGGTGAAGGTGACGGAAGGAAATAACGTCTGAAGGTAGTCGCGTAAGAGTAACCTAATCATACGGCCTCTCGGAGGCGGCGACGGAAGTAATCGATAATCTGCTGGCGTTTTTCTCGTAGCGGGCGTTCAAGGTACTTCGCGCTACGACCGTTTGGATGGATAAGGTCAGTACGCTCGTGCTGGTACACCGCGTAGGGGGTGTTGTAGCCAACGACCGCCTTCGTTCCCTTTTCGTTCACTGCAACTGAACCGGAAGCGCTGAGAACCCCTTCATCGAAGGGAACGAGCTTCTTACTTTCATCTAAGAGATACTCCGCCGCGTCGCGGAGGGCTTCTTTTCGCTTGCGGTTGAGTGAAAGCTTTACCCGCGCCCCGTTCCAGCGAAACCATTCACTCATCGCGGTACCCCGATCTGCTCGCGGTGTGGCTTTCTGGCCAGCCCTTCGGTCTCTTCAACCAACGCGGCGATCTGCGCTTCAACGATCTTTAGCTGATCCTTCGCCGTTTCGTCACCGGTAACGGCAACAATCCGCCGCAGTGACCTCGCTTCGCGTTCTAACCGCCGTAGTTCTTGCTCTTCGGCGTAATAGTTCGGAACCCGTTCAACCGGTTCGGTTTCCGTTAACCCTTCGATATAGGCCGAAAAGGAACAACGACAATTCGGGTGAAAGACGCCGTCGGTTTTAGCCCGTTCTAGTGAAGGGTATTTCGGGTGTTTGCCGGTCAGACTGACAATCTTACCGTTATACGGATCACACAACGGGCAACGCGACGGGCCGGAACGGATAACCACCAAATCGTACCCGTTGGCCAGCAGTGACGCCGCCCGACCTTCGCGGAAGGCGTTCATTGTCGCCGTTCGGGTGGCCATTTCAACGTAACTGGCCAATTCCCATTCGCGTCCGCTACGATCCCTGAACGTAAACCCCCGTTCGGCTAAATACCTCAACACCTCTGCCGCCGACCCCAGTCGAGTTTCCGTACCCAACAACACCGGCGACACTTCCGCAGCAACGGCGGTGCGGAAGGCGTCTTCGGTTTGTCGTAATAATGCAAATCTGGTTTCACCGAGAACGTTGAACAATTCGGCAGCAAGGAAGGCGTTCGGTGACGGGTTAACCAACACCGTACCGGTTTTTGCCCTTGTCGCGCCCTCTTCATACGCGACGATCAGCGCCTTCAACGCCTGGTCAACCGACCCCGTCCGAAGCTGGTCAACGATTTGTTGTGCCTGACGCCGTAATTCGGCCAATTGCCGTTCTCGGTCTTTGTACGAAACCGCTTCGGAAACGGCGGCGAGAAGTTTAGCTTCGGCGCGACTGTACGCTTCAAGGATTGCTTGAATGAGTTTTGAAACCGTCACCGAAACCCTCTCTGACCGGTGTCACAGGAAGTATGAATATATAATATATTGAGAAGTCCTGTGACAAAGTTCCGTTGGCAACTACCTAGGCAAAAATACCGCTGAACGTCGGCTGACCGACGAAGTGAACGCGGAAGGAAAACTCGCCGAGTTCAGACGTTCCGCCTCCGGCGCCGGTGGTCAATTCGATATAGGCGTTGCCGGAGATGCGGCCTATCGGGTTTCCGCCGTTCTGTACAGTTGTTGAGACGCGAAACTGAACTGAAGCACCGGTTGTCGCCGCGCTCAACACCGCCAATTGACCGGCGTCGCGGGTTACTCCGTTGACCGCAACGAAACCCGAACACTCAATCACCGCCTTACGGAGTGTTGGGATTTCGGTTTTCCAGCCGGTGTTTCCGACGGTAGTCGCGTCTTGAACCTCTGTTTCAACGGTAAACGACCATTCTTGAATACCGCCGACGGTCACAAAGCCCGAACCGGCGTCAATCTCGAAGATAAAATCTCTGGCCAGATACGTCATACGACCTCCCGTCGCGGTTTGCACTGTAATTCTTCAAAGACGCGGTACGGCAGTGCGATCACCGCCAGAACGCGATAGATTTCACCGTTCACCTCAATCCATTCGACGTTCGGCGGCGCTTCCTCACAGAGGATACGTACCGTTCCGGTGACAGCTTCACCCGCGTCGGTTCCCTTCGTCTGCTGTCTTACCGCGTTGATCGAACGGTTGATCACCAACAGTCCGCGAAACGAACCGGTACGGGTGAAGGTCTCTTGAAGGTCTCCGAAGTCGGTAATCGTCACCGAACGAGTAAGGGTGAAGACGGTATCGGAAAGGAACCGCCGCGCTAAGACGCGGAGGGTTGCTCGGTCGGTTGCTCGCATAGATCACCATCACAGCAGCGCGGAAGCTATAATATATCTTAAGAACTCCTGTGACAAAGTTTCACCCGCAACGATCCGCGCGGTGTTGAGAGGGTTTGAGAGGAACTACGAACTACAATTTGCGAATTACACTTCTAATACTTTCGGGTTATAGCCCGATCACCGGCGCGGATGGTTGACTAGTCAGCTTTGTCACAGGAGTTCTCAATATTATTATAGCTTCAGCGTTCCTGTGACAACTTACCAACCTCCGCGCTCGGTGTACCACACCAACCCTTCACCGATCTGCCGAAGCGCCGTCTGTGCTAATTCGTTGGCCAACAACTGCCAGTGTTGGCGACGGAGTTCGTAATCAACCTTCAGATCACCGGCGGAGAAGGATACGTCCCTGCTGTACCGGCGGTACAGCGCTTCGGCCAGCAGTGCGGCGGCGTAGTACACCCGTACCCGTTGCGGATGACTGCTGGGGGTTTGTTGGTAAACCCCCACAATCTCCGCATCGGTGAACTCGGCCATCTCTTCGACGGTATCCTGAAGCAGGAACCGGATCGCCGAAATCGGCTGGCCGGTATCTGGGTTGATTTGGCCAGGATCGTAACTAAACATTCGTTCGTACCCGCCAGGTGTATTCGCGAACGACGCCGACACCCCACAGCATATCGAGGGTGATCTGTGTTCCGAGGTAGTTCGGGTTATAGCTGCTCACTACCCGCATTGCCAACCCACTTTCGGGGTCGGTGACGGTTGACGTTACGGCGCCCATACCGGAAGGTACTTCGGGTAGTGGCCGGATGGCCACAATCAGACCTCGCGGATGGTAGAAGAAGTTGGCGCGCTTATTCGGCGTTCCGGTAATCACCGGCACCAACTGCGAGACGTACCAGTCAAACCCTTCTAGGCGCCCGATAGAACCTTCGGCGATGGTCGCCTGCTGGTACGCGAAGTAGTTCGCCAGACCGGTATCGCTCTTGATCTGCGTCTCAACTTCCGGCCCGATCACCGCAATCCGACCACTGACCGGAATACGAGCCTCGGTCAGACGCTGGCGCACCAACCGGATTTCGGAAAGTTCCAGCGCTGCGGCGGCGTCGGTATCGTTCGTTGTCACCGCAGCGTTAAGGGCAGCAAACAGTGACGCTTCCATTTGCTCGGCCAGCGAGCGAACGGCGTCTTGAACGAATAAATCCATCAGTGATTGATTGGCCAGCAACGCGGCGGTATCTTCGATCACCGTTGTCACTTCCCAATGCTGGTTGAGGGTGATCTGCAATCCGTTTGATCCGGTTGGTGTTTGGATGGTCACTTGCTGGCCTGGTAGCTTCTGGTTCGCGGTCGTACTCATTGGGCGGGGGATTGTAATCGTCTGGCCGAATTGGGCCGTTTCATACCGCGTATCGGGTGTTGCAAAGCGCGGCAGAATATGGGTAGCGCGAAGAAGTTCAAGGGCGCGCTGGGCAAGGATTGTCGGAACGTAGTTCAACCCGACGTTTCCACTACCTAAGTTGACGGTCATTTACTCCCTCCTATTCAACGATACGGCCTTCAGCGGCTGCGCGTAGGATTTTCTCGCGGTTTTGCCGCCAAAACGCGGGGTCTTTGATCTGTGCAACGGTAAATACTTCCGGTTCGGTAGTCAATTGCGGTGATTTGACCTTCGGCGTCTTTTGCCGCCCAAACAACCGCTCAACCCGTCGCGATAGTTCGGCGGGGTCTTCAACCGGTAAAAGGTCTAGTACTTCGATCTGCTCACTGTTCAATTCGTACTCTTCGATCAGCGATTGCCGAACGCGCTGAAGCTCTTCTTTCCGCCGTTGTGTTTCGTACTCTTTCGCAATCTCTTCGCGCAACTTCTCTCGTAGTTCGGCTTCGATCTCTTTCCGCAACGCTTCGCGTAATTCTGCTTCAATCTCACTGCGAAGGGTGGCGCGAAGGTCTTCGGTCGGTTGTTCAACCGGCGGTTTTACCGGCTCGGTAATCTCAGTTTCCTGGTTCTGGGCTTCCATTGAGCTTTGCTACCTCCTCGGTAATCCGTTCCTCTGGCCAGTCTGGGTGAATGGTACGAACGGCTTCTTCTTTGCTCATTAGACCGGCGTTTACCGCTTCAACCACCCACTTCACCCGTTGCGCCCGCAATTCTTCGGTTTCGATTTGCGGTGGATACCACTCAATAGACCATTCTTCTTCGTCACTCTGACGGTTTGTTACCAACGCGGCCAGTGTTGCGCAAACGCGGCGAATGGGATCGGAAAGCAGCGACTGGTACCGTTCTACCGTCGCGTTCAGCCGTTGTTCAGCCGACTGAATGGCGGCGCCAGAAGGTACGGTACCCTTGAAGAAGAAGAGCGGTACGCCGGTGAGAAGACTGAACAATTCCAACAGCGTATTAATGGTGGTCGCGTCGGGCGGAGAAGCGGAAAGCTGGCCGATTTCGGCATTCGGTTCACTGATCCGCACAAACGCGCCTGGTTCAAGCGTTATCGTTCGGCGGATCGGCGCGCCGGTTGCGTCGATCAACGGCTGACCGAAAAGGTTTGTGAGGTAATCACTGCTGGCACTGCCGAGAATATACCGCACCGGAAAGCCTACGGCGCGGTTTGCGGCGAGAAGATCGAAGACGGCTAGGTTTACATCGTCTTGCAGTTGGATGAGCGGTTCAACGAACGATTTTCCGTCACCGAATTCGATCACCGGTATCGAATACGGCCAGCGTTCGGTTTCGGCGCGAACCCATTGTTGCGACTGTTCGCGGTAACGTTCGATTGTATCGGTTCGGAACACCGTCAATAACCGCTCGCCGGTATCGGCAATTCCGACAATCCCTATCGCGCCGTCGGTGAACGAAAACGCGCCTATCGTTCCGTCGTATGCCGGTACAAACACCAATGCGGGTTTCGGGTCGGTGACGATCATCAGATAGCCGGTACCGTCGCGCACAACTGCCGCGAACAACAGTCGCAGTTGATACTCCGACGCGGTGAGTATCCGCCCGATTTGCTGTTCGACGGTTTTCCGCCGGTTTCGCACCCTGGCCAGATAGAGCTTATCCGCAACCGCAGCGATCACCGCTTGAAGAACCGGTAACGGCGTTCGGAACTCTCTACCAAATAGAGACCGCAACGGTACCGGCAACGGTCTGGCCGGTGGGTTGACCGCCTGACGAATGGTGCGGATCAGCGCGGCTTTCGATTGTGCCGTTTGGGGGATCATTGCCGGTGTATCCTCTCAATCGCTAACCCTTCTTTTTCGCAACGGGCCAGTGCGAGATCGGCGTAGTACGGAACGATTTCAATCCCAACACTCCGCAACCCTTCGCGCTCGGCGGCGATCAGCGTTGACCCCGATCCGACAAACGGGTCTAGCCAGTATTGGTATCGATAGGTCTTCATAAACCATTGCGGAAGTTCAACCGGAAACACTGCCGGATGTGACGTTCGTATATCGCGGCGGCGTTCACCCGGTAGCCTGATAACGTTGTGTTCTATTCCGTATTCCGGTGTTCGATACGAACTATTTTCCGGTTCAAACCGTCGTAACCGCCCGTCCGGTTCGCGAACGGTGAGAACGTTCGGTACCTTTCCGGCGGTCTTTAGCTTTCGCGAACGCTGTAACGGCGGTCGGTGATCCGGTCGCTTGAAGTGAAACACAAACTCGAACGATTTCAGTAACCTACCGTTCTCGTCTCGCGGGATCGGTGTGAGCTTATCCCAAACGATCCATTGGAACAGAGGGAACGGAAACGCTTCGATTAGTGTTTCCCAATACCGCCAAACGGTACCGTTGATGTGAACGATACCGAGATTGACAAACGCACTCTGAACGGTTTCGATCTCGGCCAGACCGACGAGGATACCGGTAACAACCGCAAACGGTACGTCGCCGATCTCTTGATATTCCCGAACGTTCGGGTAAGGCGGTGACGTAAGGATTGCCTCTACCGGCAACAACCGCGTAACGGTTTCTTTAACCGAAGGATCGGCGGCGTCGCCGCAAACCAAATACTGATTTCCCACCCGCCAAATATCGCCGGTCTGAACCCCAAATCGCGGATTATAGCTCTTCTGGGTCGAAGAAGTATGCATTCGGTTCACTCAACAGTAGTAATCGTTGCTCTTCTAAAAACCGCATTGCCGTTGCCGCCGCGTCAAGTGCGTCATCGTTTCTGACCGCCGGATACGACTGCCATTCTCTTACAAACTCGCCGCCTAATCCTCGCCGTATCGCAAACTGCCCGCGTCTGGCGTAGACGGCCAGGGCCGCTATCCGTTGTGCCTTCGGTACTTTGTTGTAAATCTGGGTCACAACTTCGGTTCGCCCGCGTCGGATTAGCTCTTGCTGCAACAGATCGGCAATCACCGCACCGGCGCTGTTGGCCTCTACTACCAACCCGTCTAGCGGTTTCGGCAGTTGCGCAATCCGATCCGCAATCGTCCGTACCGTTGTGCCGTAGTCGGCCCGTTTGGCCAAACAGTAATCCAATACGGCCTTCTTTGTGGCCGGATCAAAGACGATCTCAACGTAGGCCGGATAGTCTGCCGTCTTTGCGCCGCTAACGGTCGGGTCAAGCGCCGCAATCCGATAACCGGTGATCGGATCGCTTTCCGGCAACGGGCCAAGCGGCTGGGTATCGTCGGAATAGGGGTTATTCTGAAGCTCGCGCTGAAAGGCCAACTCACCGCGACTAAGACGATACTGATAGATATACCACAGCGCGTCTGGCCGATCCCACAACAGCGTAGCGTCTTTGGCCAATTCAGTTTTGTGTTGTTGGTAGAACGTATCCGCTTCCGGTGTATCCACCGGATGCGCGGTATAGTGCCGTTCCCATTCGGCCCAAAGGTCGGTATTGGTCGGAGGGGTGATCAGCGCCGGATAGATCAACGCGGTGACGCCTGGCGTTTCGGCAAACGAAACGAATAGGCTTTGTCTGGCCAGAATGGTACCGACAAGGATATAGGTTGTGGTACCGGTGATATTGTCGCCGACGGCCAGTACCGCCCTATTCCACCATTCGATCAGTGCCGTTGTTTCGATCTCGCTGCGGATGCTGGTATCGTCTTCAATATCGTCACCGATCACCAACGTCGGCCTTCGTTTTGAGACCACTCCGCGTATGGCGCCACTACCGCGCCCGAACACCGATACCGCGCAGCCGTCGGCGAGTTCGATTGTGGTTGCCGACCAAACCTTTGCCGGTCGGTGAAGGATCGGAAAATCTTCGCGTAAGAGTTCGTTGCTCTCTAAATCGTCTTTGATATTCTTCAGCAGCCGTTTTGCGCTTCTATCGTTGTTGCCGATAAGAATTGTCAACGGAGACCAACGGTACAACAGCGAATGGATAACGGCAACGCGGCTGTAGATAGTGGTTTTGCTGTGCCCTCGCGGGTAGGCAATCGCCAGTCGCTTTCCTGGCCGTTTCTGTCTGGCGTTTGCGGCGATTTCGTTCAGCAGTGCAAACGCCTCGCGGTGAAACGGTGGCGGTTCGGTTGGGAAAAGGTCGGGAAAATAAGCCCGCGCAAAGTATTCGAGATCATCCACCGCGCGCAGTCGCCGTCGGCCCAACGGGCCGGTTTCAGGAAGGTTGTTCGGCGAGAACGGCGGCGCGGATGCGTTCAAATAGTTCATCGGGATCGGTCGGGCGCTGTTCGGAACGCTTGAGGGCTATCGGGAACAACAGCCGCAACGCGGCAATCCGGTCTGATGGTTTCAGTGACCGGTCGCGGGCGATTTCCAGCGCGATTGATACGAGTTCCTCGAAATCCATTTACCCCCTCCATATATATACAGACGGTTTGTTGCCAAATAACTCAAAGTGACGTTGAAAAATCCGTCTTAAGACGGATAATGTCGGTGCCGGTCAGAGAAAAACAGTGATGGGGTACCGGTTTACCTGCGCGGTTTGGGATTTGGATTACCTTCGGTTGAGGCTGAACGCGAAATACGAACAGGGTATCGTCACTGAACGCAATCGCGGCCAGCAGCGGGATTTTCAGTCGCTCGGTCAACTCAACGCCGGTACGAACAATCGCCTCCGGCAAAATCGTTTCGTTGAACGCGGTTGACGGAACGCGACGGCGTTTAACTTCCAGCGCCGCAACCACAACGGCGTTTTGGATGATCACAAAATCCACCAACGCCGTTTCCGGCCAGCGAACGGCAACGCCGGAAGGGAACAGTGCTTCAACCACCGCAGCGGCAATCCGCGTTTCGGCGGCTTTGCCGAAAGCTAAATCGGTGCGGAACGCGGGCATTAGCGCTCTCCTTTCCATTCAATCAACGCAGCGCCGGTCGATAATCCTTCTGTCACAGGAGATCGGATACTCATAATATATTGAGAACTCCTGTGACAAAGTTGCGATTGCAACGATTTGATGAACTCAAACCGCTTCGCAATCCCCCGCGTTCGCTTGAACGCTTCCTCAACTCCGGCCAGCCGGTATTCGCGAACGCGCGTTGTTCCTTCGCGTCGCTGAACACCGACAACGCGAATGCCGACGGCGGTTAAAATAGCCGACAGTGTTCGGATCGGCGCGGTGTCAACGTCTGACCGAACGCGAACGCCGAGCAACGCTTCAATCGCCGACCGGTAGGTCTTCAGGAACGCAATCCCTTCCGGTGTTGCCCGAACCGGCGCGCCTTCGCGGAGTTCGATCCCAAAGACGGTAAGGATTGCCAACAACCATTCGGTAAACGGGCCGAACAGCCGGAGATCGGCAGTCGGCTTTTCGATCCGCTCTTGCTGATCCTTCCACTGCGCGTATTCCGCATTCACCAGTGCGTACAGCCGCTGAGCTTTCTGATAGGCGCCGTTGCGGTCTGCTTTGACCAATTCCGCCGTTACCTCTTCGATTGCGCAGCCGTATCGCTCGGCGATTTCCTCTTTCTGCGCGAAGTACTGCAATTGATCAACCGCCTTCGCCTCGGTCTCGGTGTTCGGCGCGTTTGCAATCGCGGCGATCTCCGCTTCTACCTTCTCGCGGCGACTACCGTTGATAACCTTTCGGATATTCAGCGCCGCTTCTCGCGTCAGTGCTTCCTTAACACCCTTGGCCGGTACCGCAGCAATCTCGCTGCTGTTCCAGATACCGGCCAGACTGTTGAGGAAACTGCGCTTTAGCAGCGCATCCTTGGCCTTCGCGATTGCGAAGAGGTCGGTGTACAGTGCGTCAAAACCGGCCAGCGGAACGAGGGATTGACCGCTCGGCACAAAGCGCAAATCCGCCGCGCTCTTTCGGATTAAGGCCAGATCGCGGTAGTGTTCGGCGTCGGTTGCGACGTTCTTGAACGTCTTCGGATCAACCCAACAGAACGCGGTCTTTCCGATGGGGTTTCGGAACCGGCCTAGCTGTTGGGCAAAGTCCAACGAATTACCGACGCCTTCCAGCGCGGAACGGGCAATACCGAACAGAACAAAATCGTTCCGTTCAATCGAAACGCCGGTACCGACGGATGGTGAAAAGAGGAAAATATCAACCGTCTCTAGCCGTTCGTTTAGATTGGCCAGAACGTCGGTGTTTCCTTCGCGCCCGTCTGCGGTGACGGCCAGTAACCGCTTAGTTGGTAGTTCCGCTTTGAAGAAAATCTCGGCCCGCTCAACGTCGGCTTTGGTGTTGCAGGCGATTGCGACTTTGTACCCTTCAGCACACAGTCGCCGCGCTTGATTGAGTACCTCCTCTGGCGTCGGTGAGAGGTACACCAACTCATACGTACAGTGACGGTACGTATTGACGATTGACCGCACCGGCCCGCCTAACGCGGTGAGGAACCGTAGCGTCAACGGGCCAGCGTCGGCGTCGGCGAGGATAATCTTTTCTGCCGCAGCCAGCCGCGATAGTAAGTGAATGAAGACGCTCAGCTTCCGACTGCTGAGATTGCGGTCAAACACCAACGCTTGAAGGAATTGTTCTACTTCGTCAATAACAACGACTTTGTACGTTATCTTCGGGCTGACCTTATCCACCGAGTGCAGTGTTACCGCAAGGCGCTTTGCGTCAACGTTCCATTCGCCTTCGCTGAAGTAGCTTTCCAACCCTAACCGCTGCGCCATCTGCTTTACCAGCGAAACGCGGTGCGAGACGGCCAGCACCGGTTGTTTCGGATAGTGCTCAGCCAACCAGCGTCGGATACGTTCGGTCTTTCCGGTGCCGATTGCCGACTTTAGAACAACTACCCGTTCCGACGGCATCGGAACGTCAAGGTAACGTTGTTCTACCGTCAGTGTGTTCGGCAATTCCGGCGCAATCGGAACGGCGTCAAACCCTTCACTGCGGACAGAACCGGCAAAGCCGTATTCCTTCGCCAGTGCTATCAAAATAGCCGGTGAAGTCTCTTTCCCTTCCGGCTTCTTGTGCTTCCGCCAGTTGGGTGTACCCCATTCATCCAACAGCCGTTCTGCCGTCTTTTCGTCAAAAAGCGATTGAACTGCCCACACCGCCGCCAGCCAGCGGTTGTAGTCTAACCCTTCGCGAGGGATATATCGCAACAGCTCGCGAACGGTTTCCTCACTAAGCTGACCGCTGCTCAGCCGCAACGCCGGAAGGATTTCCAGCGCGTAGGCGGAAAGGTCGGAAAGGGAATAGATCGGCCCATCGGTGAACAACCACTCAACCGGCTTTGGTGGATCGGATTTGTGGTTCAGTGTTCCAGGAACGCGGAACATCCGCGCCCGCTCCGACGTATCGTCAACAACGTACCCGCGCAAAGCGGCGACGGCTTCCAATTCGCGCTGAATGCCTTTTTGAACCTTCTCAACCACATCAATCGGGTACGTTTGATCCAGCACCCAAAACACCAATAGCCCGTTGCCGGTGGAAAGGACGGCTGACGGGCTGGGAAGCTTTTCCAGCAGTGCTAACGCGGCGTCGCGATCCGGCGGATACCCTTCGCGGTTGTGACCGGCAGAACCGTAGTCTAGGTCTACGGTGACTACTTTCTGCCAACCGCAAAGGTCAGACGTTCCGCGCTTGCCCGCTTCCGGCTTTACCGTCAGCGAGGCGCGCGAAAGGTACAGATTAGCCTTTTCCTTCGCCGCGTTGATCTTCTGTTCCAGTGTTGCCCACTGACCGGCTTCAATAGTCACAAACTCGCGACGGTCGCCGCGTTGGGCCATTAGGACGATATATCCGCGATCCGGTAGTAACGTTCGCAGTTCCATACAAACCCCCTTATCGTTGTCAAATCGCCGAATTAGCCACTTTTGGCCGCTAAGCCTATATTATACCACCGATCTTCGCGTTGTCAAGGGGGTTTGTCGAGAGATTTTTGACCGGTGGTTAAGGTTGTGAAGGATCAACGCGATAGCGAATGCTAAACCGGACAGCGGCGCGCTCTCGGCGACGGATAAGGCCAGCAACAGCCAGTCGAAGGATTGAACGAACGCCTCGGCGCCGGTCAGCCCGTTCGGAACCTTTGCGGTGTAGTCGGCGAGGGTGTTCAGTAAAATCGCCGAACCAACGGCCCACACCGCCGTTGCCCGAACCGTTGACCGAAGCCGTTCCGGTACTTCCAGCAGTGCCAGCGAGAGGTAGGCCAATTCAATTCCTATCGCGGCCAGCCATCCGGCAATTGCGCCGCGCGACGGCGTTAGGGCCGCCTGAACGCCCATTGCCGACGGAATAGAGAGAAGAAGTACTGCTGCAATTGCAATTACTCTACTCATAGAATTTCCCCTTCTATAATATACAGACGGTTTACCGCCGAAAAACTCAAAGTGACGTTGAAAAATCAGTCTTAGGTCTGAGAAGCTCGGCCAGACGTAGGCGAGTTTCTCGAACGAACACCGGCGGGCGGTAGACGGTGAAGGAAAGCTCGCCGAACTCGGCCAGTGCTTGTAGATACCCGTCAACCGCGCTCCGATCTCCGGTGATCGTTACCGGCTGCGAGCGGTAGTACTCGCCGTCGGTGAAGTATTCGATCCAACACCGAAAGCCGTCTTCTACCGGCTCAATAAGGCAAAAGGCGGCTTCCGATAAACGATAGAGTTCAATCGGAGTGGTTGCCACAATTACACCAACGCAGATAGTGTTGTTGATAGTTGAGTGATCATCCGTCGGTCAATGTCGTACAGTTTGGCTTCTTCGACGGCGTACAAACCGGCCAGATACGCCGTTCGATACGGCCCTTCATCGGTTGTTACCCACTTCCGACCGTTTTCAATCCCCTCAAACCGGTAATACCAACCACCCGACCGGTTGATCAGCACAATGACGCAGTTGCCCAAATTACCCCGCCAGTTGGTTTTGTCTCTAAACCACATAGAACCCCTCCCCTATACTTCAATCGGAGTTGATATTACAGCGGCCAGCGTTTCAACAACGTCGCGAACCACACCGATTGAGTATCCCTTTCTAGCAGCC